CTGCCTCCCACCTGACTTCCTACCATCGTCAAAAGTGCCTGTGCCGTCAACGAGTGCACAGGTCCCCGACAAGACCAAGATGACGCCTGTGCCCGCCGGACTCAAACAAGGATCGTACAACATGGTCCTAAACAACGTGGCCGGCCAGTTCTGCGAGAAGAAACAAGTGCCGTGGCCATATTATGAACGAGCCATCCTTGACACCAAGGCCACCTTGCCGCCCCAGTGCTTGAACATGCGTAAGAAGAGCATCATGGAAGTGCTGAACGGTGGCGCGCCTGGCGATGATTATCGCACCGTCAGGTCCAGCGTTGACGTCCACACCGCCCCGGGCGTGTTCTACGAGCACATGTTCAACATGCACGACAAAACATTATTCTTCCGCGGCCAGGAAGTCAACGGGCGTTGGATTCCAGACCGCCCGCTCGTCATTGACACGAGCCGCCCTCCCGGCGCGTGCTTGATGGAGAGATACAAGGCTATCGCCAACTTGGCGCGAGAAGGCAAGACGCTCCTGTGCATCGCTAAGAACTTTCTGAAACAGGAGTTGGTCAAGAAAAGCAAAGCCGAGACCGGAGCTGCACGCACAATTGAATCGAACGACTTTGCGCTTAACATGTGGATGGACAGCACTCTTGCTGATTTCTATGAACGCCGCCAGATGTACAGGAAAGGGCAGTACATGGTGATTGGCACCACCTTTAGAACCCAGGGCCAGGCCATGTATCAACACCTGCTCGAGAAGAACCCGAAACAGTGCATGGCCATTGACGTCCCACAGTGGGATCGCCGAACATCACCCAACGTCATTACGGCTGCCATCAAGCTAGCCTTCGCCCATGCCCGGGCCTCCCCAGACTACGAACAAGATGATATCGACAACATCGAGAAGGCAATGATCGCGTACGCGGTTTACAACGTTTCCATCGTTATGGACGCCGTGTACTGGACGAAAGGGAGGATTGCCTCAGGCTGCCGTTTCACTGCTGAGTGGAACACGGACGGCCACCACCTCATGCGACGCGCCGGCATCTACCAACTAACTGAAGAGAAGAGGTGGAAAGTACCGGTGTACGACTACTACGGTAGGTGGGTCGCGGAAGTGATTTATGGCGATGACAATCTTG